ACATTATCCGCCGATCAACTAGAAGAAATAATCAGGCAAGCTTATTGCACTGGCGTTAAAGACGCGCAAGATAATCACCCAAGTATTGCAGCCAGCCCAGGGAAGAAAAAGAGAGTAAAGCAAATTTTAAAAGAGGTAGAAAGGCAGATCGCTAGCGGGACACTTAAATGTCACTAAAACGCCATCATTTAACATAATGGTTATTATGCGCATAGACGAAAACCACTTCAGTTAAAATCACCCGTTAACGCCTCAAAACTGGCAGTTTGTTAGCGGGTTTATTCCTCATTTTCAAAACTTAATAATTAGTCAAATTCACCACTATTACAGTTGACCGGGGATCATATCTCAAGCCCGTAAAAGTAACCTTTTCCGCCGTTAAGCGTGACATGTCACAAGAGTTAAAAAGAGTGTGACCACTAAAAGTGACATTTTGACAACTTAAAGTGTTGCAATCTTTGGCCCTTTAATTTAAAGTTCGTCCAACGTGGTGTTTTTGCGTTTTACAAGTCCGTGCCATTTAACCCGCTTGGGGCACAGGCTGTACCGACTTGTAAATAAATGACCTTGTGACATGTCAGCGACTTGGCTTATTAAGTTGGCATCGAGGGAAGCCGCCGCCCCGCAATACCAAGAGCATGTTAGTACCCTGATATAAGCCGCGGGCGAACACCGACCGCCGAGAGTAGTTCGGCACAACCATTCAAATTAAACAAAACCCGCCTTTCTTGGCGGGTTTTCTCTTTTCTGGGTCCTGAATATGAAATGTGTCATTAGTGCCGCTAGCGAGTTCAAAGGCCGCTTTATCGCCTATGGCGGCGGGAGTGGCGTTTTCGTGTTTTCAAATGAAGTTGCGGCCAAGGCCCAGCAAGCCGCCGACATGGCGCAGCAAATCCCGGATCCGACATTAACGGTTCAAACAATGGTTTCCATCGGTGGCCTAGTCGTTATTGCTGGTCGCCTTGCGCTGGATATCTATAAAGAAATCGATAAACGCCGCAATGGGAAAAACAAAAGCGAGGGTGACAATGACTAATTTCAAGCTTAAAAATTTTATTCCTCAAGAGTTTGTCCCGGCCGCGCTGCATAAACACCGCGGCGATAAGGCGATCGAGTGTATGGATTATCGGATATTAAACGCCGTTGATCTGCTACGCGACAACATGCGGGTGTTGGGTTTTGACAACGGTTTCACGGTTAACAACTGGCATATTGGCGGGCCGCGTCAATTTAGCGGGTTAAGAACCCCCGACAGCCCCGACTATTCGCCGACCAGCCAACACACATTTGGCCGTGCGATTGATTTTGTCACTAAAACGCCAATCAAAGAGATCCACAAACACATTATTGATAACCCGTATATCTATTCGGGGATCAAGTTTATCGAAATAGATATCGGTTGGTGTCACATAGATTGTCGATTAAATAGCGACGGTGCGCCGTTGAAATTATGGAGTCCCAAACGGGGCTTTGTCAGTGTTGAACAGTATCGAGCTGAACTTAAGCAGTAGGGCGTTGATGCGGTTTGCGTCATGGGGCGGCGCGTTGTCGCCCTTACTTTTTTGTTTATTGGAGGTTTTATGCGAGTCATTTTAATTATGTGCCTGGCCTTAGTGTCATGCTTTACCTTTGCTGATCCGTTGGCTGTTGCGCCCGTTGTAGACGAACCCGCGTTCGACATTGTGTCGTTGCTGGTCGGCTTGCTGGGTGAAAAAGCGGTGTATGTGTTGGTGACGATTGCGGTTATTGGGTTTATTTGGGCGCAGTTGCGACAACTGATATCAGCCGAAACCTTGTCTAAGTTGCCTAACTGGGTTGTTTGGTTGCTCGAATTGCTGGCCGCGAATAAAGGCCGGGCGGCGAACGCTATCAACAATCAGCCAGAGCATTATAAAAAATGGGTTGGTTAAAGGCGTTAGCGCAAATTCTTAGTTTGTTTTTTGCCGAGCTTGAAAAGCATCGGGCAGAAGCAAAGCAGATCAGGCGGGAAGATAGGAGAGCAAGCATTGAAGAAACACCTACAAATGCTAATGCTGAGTTGTTTGGGGCTAGTGCTGGCCGGGTGCGCATCGATGATGATGTTACCAAAAAGCCCGTGCGACCCGACGCCCCCGACGCTTGAATGGTATGAAACGCAAGACGGCGGTATTTATTACCCAAAGGAATCAGCCGCCCAATTGCTGAATTACATTCACGATCTGAAAGAGTGCGCCACGTACACTAAAACCAAGCAACGAAATTAGGACACGTTTAGGCCCAGTGCCAATGGGGACCACTATTCCTTATTGAAAGCCCTAACGCGCTGGGCCGCCTTAATTACGTAGAGGTGGCAAGGTGGCCGAAATAACAAATCTAAATGAAGCCTACCACTGGAATCTAACCCGAATATCTGAAGCCTTTGGCTTGCATCGAGACACAGTGAGAAAACGGCTAAAAGAAGCCGGAGTAAGCCCAGCTAGTAAGCGTGGAAACGCTGATTTATACGCCTTAGATAAAGTCGGTCCCGCCTTGTTCGGAGGGAGTACGACCCCAGGCACAAAGCTTGAATATACCCCTGAAGAACTTTGGCCTAAAGACCGTAAAGAATGGTTTCAGTCTGAAAACGAACGTCTGAAGTTTCAAGAAAATATCGGTGAGCTTATCCCTGTGCATGAACACAGAGAAAGCTTGCTAAAAACGATTAAAGCGACGGTGTCATTTTTTGAAAGTCTATCTGACAAAATGGAACGCCGCCGCAGCTTTACCCCTGATCAGCTTGAAGAACTCGACACAGCGACGGACGAATTTAGGTTAATTCTTCACAATCAATTGTTAGAGATGAAAGATAATGGCTGATTATGCGCGCGCTGAAGATGTCCGCCGTGACGTCATTAACCTAGTTAAACCGCCAGTGCGGGAACCGATATCCGAAAGCGCCCGTCGGTTACTTTATGTTGAACAAAGTGGCTCAATGGTTCCGTGGGATGGTGACTTAGTCCCGTACATGTGGGAACCAATGAACTGTTTGCAATCGCGCCGCTATGATGCGGTGGTGTTTGCTGGCCCAGCGCGAACCGCTAAAACGGTATCGTTAATTGATGGTTGGATAGCCCACACCATTGTTAATGATCCGGCTGATTTTCTATTGGTGCAAATTACCCAGGATAAAGCGGCCGAACACAGTAAAAAACGCTTATCAAGAGAGTTTGCCGCCAGTCCTGAGATTAAAGCGGCCATGTCCCACCGCGGCCATGACAACAATGTTCACGACAAGATTTTCAAAAGTGGCAACTTCTTAAAAGTCGGTTGGCCCACTAAAAATATTTTCGCGTCATCGGATTGGAAGCGAGTAGCCCTAACCGATTATGACCGCATGGAACAAGACATCGGCGGCGAAGGTAGCGGCTTTATTTTAGCGGGCAAACGAACGCAAACATTCATGTCATCGGGCATGGTGTTAGCGGAAAGTAGCCCAGGCTTTTTAATCAGTGACCCGTCATACAAATGCACGGGTCATGAAGCCCCGCCGTCGCCTGGCATTATGTCTTTATATAATCAGGGTGATCGCCGTCTGTTTCATTGGCAATGCCCCGACTGTGGCGATTTTTACGAACCCGATTTTAAATTATTGCAATACGACATAAACGAACCCGACCCATATAGGGCCAGTAAAGACGTGTTGTTATCGTGTCCACATTGCGGCGTCACTCACAGAGAAGATGACAAGGCCGGATCCCGTCGCTTTAAGCTGGCTCAAAATCATGGTGGTATTTGGGTTCCTGAAGGTTGTTGGCTGGACCAAAACCGCAAGATGTTAGGCGAGCCGAGAGAAAGCCGCGTTGCGTCGTTTTGGCAAAAAGGCCCCACCGCCGCGTTTCAGTCGTGGAGCCAGTTAGTTTATAAGTACCTGGCCGCGTTGCGAGAGTACGAAAAAACAGGCCAGCTAGAAGATTTACAGGCAACGGTAAACACGGATCAGGGTTGGCCGTTTACGCCGCCCCGCGAACAAGAGCGAACCAGTACCGACTTAATGGACCGTCGCCAAGAGTTAGGACAGCGTGTCGTCCCGTCTTGGGTGCGTTTCTTAACGGCATCGGTCGACGTTCAAGGCGGTGCGCTAACCAGTCGTTTTGATGTGTTGGTGCTTGGCTGGGGACCCGATTTAGAACAGATAGTGATTGACCGTTTCAAAATTGAAAAGTCAAAGCGTAAAGACCCCGACGACCCGTCAAAGTTTGTCCGTGTTTCACCTGGTCAATATTTAGAGGACTGGGACCGGATCACCGACATGGTGATAAAGCGAACCTATCGCCTCGATGACGACAGCGATCGCTTTATGCCAATCACCATGACCGCATGTGATAGCGGCGGTGAAGATGGGGTAACAGATAACGCCTATGAATATTATCGAGCATTGAAAAAAGAGGGCCTAGCCCGTCGTTTCATGCTGGTTAAGGGTGGCAGCACGATAAACGCCCCCAAGATAAATAAATCATACCCGGATAACTCAAAGCGTTCTGACCGTAAAGCTAAGGCCGTCGGTGATCTGCCCGTGTTTATTCTTAACACGGACAAAATCAAAGACACAGTAAGCCACTCGATAAACCGCACCGAACCAGGGCGGCGTTTTGTGCATTTTCCTAATTGGTTGCCTGAATGGGTGTTCGACGAACTAACCGTCGAAACACGCTGTAAAGCAACTGGGAAATGGTCCAAGCCGTCGAGCAAAAGCCGAAACGAAACATTCGACCTTTTTGTTTATAACTGGGCGTGTATTTACAACAAGAAAGCCGACCGCATCGACTGGGATAATCCCCCCGCGTATGCCCTGCCAATTGAAGAAAACAGCGAAATAATTGTCGGTGATGGTGAGTTAGCGGATCAGCCGCGCCGCCGTCGTCGTCGCCGCTAAAAAGGGTATTTATGTTTACAAAAGACGATCTGGACGCCATTAACGAGGCGATAGCCAGCGGTGAACTGACCGTCAAAATTGATGGTAGAGAAGTCACTTACCGTTCAATTAATGAGTTGCAAAAATCCCGCCGTTTAATTTGTCGTGATCTTAACCGTCAAGCGGGCCGAAAATCGAACCCGCTAGCGGGAATGGTCACGCGAGTTGATAGGGGGATCCGTTGATATGGCAAAAAGCCTCATTGTTAACGCCCGCGGCGAACCATTTGAACGCCGAAGCCAAGCCTATGAAGGGGCAACACAGCCGCCCCGTTCTATGGGGTGGAATGCGTCAAGTGCCGGACCTAATCGCGCATTAGCGGCCGCAGGTAAAACCCTGCGTAACCGAACGCGGGCAGGGTATCGAAACAGCCTTTTATTAAAATCGGGTATCAATAAAAACGTCACTAACGAAGTGGGCCGCGGCTTCACTTTGATTAGTACCGCCAAAAATGATGATTTTAAAACAGAGCTAAACAACCTTTGGAAAGTCGTATCGACGCAACTTGACCCCTGGGGCGACATGAATTTCGGCGGCATTATTGATTTAGCCGTTCGGTCCCGCCGCATGAGTGGTGAAGTGTTTATCCGTCGATTGCGTCGCCGCTTATCGGCTGGGCTAGAAGTCCCGGTCCAAGTCGAAGTATTAGAAGCTGATTTATGCCCTATCGACTTAAACCGCAAGCTAGATAACGGTAATCGCATTGTCCAGGGCGTTGAGTTTCGCGGCAAAGTAAAAGTCGCTTACTGGTTTTATCAGAGTCATCCGGAAGACGGGATCGACTTTGCCAGCTTAAACCAGCTTGACCGCGTCCCAGTAAAAGACGTGATCCACCATTACAAACAGACAAGGCCGGGACAAGTTAGGGCCGAACCTGAAGCCGCCGTCGCGTTGCTCAAAGACCGTACCTTTGCGGATTATGACGACGCCGAATTGGTACGTAAAAAAGAGCGCGCCGCGTTCACCGGCTTTTTATATCGAGAGTCATTCGAGGAAGACGACTGGGAGTTTGACCCCACCACAGGTAAACCGCTGTATGACGACGGCGAGGGCGCGCCAGAGCAAACCTCTGTTGCCGCCGGAACCCTGTTAAGAGGTGTACCAGGTGAGAAGTTAGAGCAGTTCGACGGCGACAACACGGGCCAAGGTTACAAGGACTTTGTCCGCTGGCAAGCGTTACAGCTAGCCGCGGGATTAGAGATCCCTTACTCGTTATTAACGGGCGATTGGTCGGGGCTTAATGACCGATTGGTTCGCGCGTTTTTAAATGAATACCGTCGCGGTATCGCCTTTGACCAAACCAACTGATCCGGCTTTCAAGTGGCGTTTAAAATTTGGCGCTGGGTGATAGAAGCCGCGGTTTCTGTTGGCCGCTTATATGCCCCCGGCTTTGCTAATGACC